ATTGTCGCGGCGAATGATCCAAAGCTGACGAAGGTGATCGAAGAACTGGAGCGTGGTGCGCTCGCCGTTGATCCAAGGGCTGATGTACTGGGTAATCATTGTCGTTGTTGGGTTGTCGTTGCTGAACGACGCAGAACGAATCACAACCGAACCGCTTCGACAAGATCAAAAGAGAAAAACTTTCCTGCGGTTTCGTAAGTCGCTTATTTAGCGCGGGTTACGCAGGAAGAAAAACGTCACGCGGTCTGGGCGAAGAAGAAGTAAAAGCGCGCCGTCGCGTTCGGAATGTTCGAGCCATCGACCGCTCGAATGATACATTGCGCGTTGCTTGCGGTGCTGTTGTCGTACTCGTAGGCGACGACGTAGAGAGGGTCGTAGCATTGCACAAGACCGACGTTCGGCGTGACCGAAAAGCCGCGATTCGCGAGCGAGAATGTGAAGACCTCCGTTGCCGCTCCTCCGGTAAATGTCTTCGTGTCCGTGTCGGAGAAGATGACTTGCAGCGTCGTGTTGCTCGCGCCGTTGCCGACGTCGAGCCCGGTCACCTGCGCGGCGGTACTGTTCTGCGTAGCGAGCGTTCCGAGACCGAGATTGCTGCGCGCCGTTCCGGTGTTTGTGAGATCGGACAGGTTATTCGACTTCTGCGCGGCTCCGGTGATGCGCGAGTCGTCGCCGGCTGCGACGGTGCCGGATGCGGTTCCGGTATTCTTAACCGCAGCGTTTCCGAGTTGCGTCGCAAAGTAGGTGAAGAGATCGCCAGCAGAGGTCCACGCTCCAGCTGCTCCCGAACGATTCACCGAGCGGACACGGAAGTAGCGAACCGCAGGAGTTCCGAGTGCGACGATTGCGAACTCTTCAGTCGTCTCAAAACCGCCGCCTCCCGCGATGATCGCATCGGCTGCGGCATCGGTATCAACCGTCGTGATGACCCATTGATAGTACGCGACGTCCTTTGCGCTCGGCTTGTTCCACTCGACGACCGCGGTGTAGAACTCCGCGCCGCCATTCACAATCGGACCACGATTGGCAGTTGATCCGTTGATGCGCGTCACGCCAGTCAACGCAGCCGGAGCCGGTGAAGTTGCGGATGAGGCGACGATAAGCGACGCCGAATTCGCGGACGCGAAACCGAAGGATGAGATCGCACGCGCCGCGATCTCGTAGGTTACGCCGAGCGAAAGATCATCAATGGCGACCAAGTAGGAAACCGCGGAACTGATTTGATTTCCTAAAATGAAATCCGCGCTGCCCTGCTTGCGATAGATGATGTCGATTGCAACGGCGTTAGTCGTCAACGGTGGCGCTGTAACTGAAGCGCGAGCAAGTGCAGTCCCATCGCTTGCAAGGTAGACGGTAGTCGAGACAAGCGTCGGCGCTGCCGGAGTTCCCGGTGCGCTTGGATCAACGCTTCCTCCGCTGACATAGGTTGGAACCGCGGTCGCTCGGTTGCTAAAGCCCGAGACATTCTCGAGCATATCGTAAGCGTTGACCCAGTAGAAATACGTCGTGCCGATGGCGACCTCGGTATCGACGAACCGCGAAGCGCGGACCTCGGCGATCTTGTCGGTCGCTGCGCTCGCCGGCGTGACGCCGGTCGTGTTGCGGTAGATGCCGTACTCGGAGAGATCCGGCTCGGTGTTGTCGGCCCAGTCGAGCGAGACTGCTTTGCCCGTGCCGACGCTCGCCGTGAGCGATGTCGGAGTCGCCGGCGCGGTCGTGTCCTTGGCAACGGTGATGCTCGCGCTGACGTAGCTCGTCGCGATCTGAAAGTACGATTGCCCGAATATGCGGATGTCGTAGCCGTTCCCGATGCGGATGTCGCTCGAGATGAAGTCGAGCGTCTGATCGCCCGGCACCGTTGACCATGTCAGGTACGTCGTCGCGGTCTTGTCCTTGTACTCGATGCCGATGGTGCCGCCGGACTGGATAAACTCGTCGCTCGGCGCAGACCATGCGACCTTGATCCGCGGCAGCGCGGTTCCGTCCGCTTGAATCAACTGGGTCGTGCCGTCCGCGGTAAGCGCAAGATTGGTCGGAGCGCCCAACGTGAACGGGTTCGGGAGCGTCGTTGTCGGCGTGTCGTCAACCGGCACCTCGTCGGAAGCGTTCCAGTCATAGACTGACGAAGCGGTCTCGCGGAGCGTCATCTCGATTGCCAGCTGCGGCGGCTCGCCGTCCGCGACGAAGTGCCACTCAAGAACCTCGAAGACCTTCGACGACCAGCCGAACTTCGAGAGCGTCACCATCACCGTGTCGCCGGCGCGTACCTGCATCGCGTCCAAGCGGAAGCGTGCCGTGAACGTGACCTCCTGCCGGGCGCGTTGAAGTTCGATGCGAGCGATCCGCTACGCCGCGCTGCTCGATGTCGTCATCGGGAGAACGACGTCGCGCCAGTACCGGATCGAATTGTCCTGCGTGTAATAGGTCGTCGAGGTCTGCGGCGGGAAGTCGGTCGGTTGCCACTCGCTTTTCTCGGAGACGAACACGCCTTTGACCGCGTTCACTCGGTCGCGGGAACTCGTCTTCGTCTGCACCGAGATCGGTCCGGCGAAATCGGTGTCGGTCAGCGTCACGGTCGGGATGCGGTAGCCGGCCGCGTAGGGAATCACCTTGCCGCCCGAGTACGCGATCAAGCCGCCCATAGCGGACAAGAGCTTGCCGATGTTGTCGTCGGGCGAGGCGCTCGTGTAGAGCACGCCGTTTGATTCGTAGCGGTTTTCGTAAGTCGTCGGAGACGCTGGCAGAACTTGCACCTGCTCGTCGCAGATATTCGCCGCGGCTGTGAACGCGGTGTCGTCGATCTCGCTCGAGGTCAGTCCGAGACCGTAGGTCGAATCGGTCAGATAGTCGCGCAGGCAGAGCGCAGCGTTCGCGGAGTAAGCAGTCGTCGTCGTGCGCGGGTCATAGACCTTTTTGCCCTTGACCATCGCGGACACGTTCGGGATGCCGCCGGCCCAGACTTGGTCGCTCCATTTGAGTCGAACGTAAATATAAGCGATGCCGCGCAGGCGATGCGCGTCCGTCCACTTTCCGTTTGTCAGTCCCGCGGTCGCGGTGATAAGATTCGATTCGGCTACCTGCGTGTCGCCGCCGTATTTTTTTAGATATCGGCGTATCCGCTGAAGCGCCCAGTTGCAGCACTACCAAGCGCGAGATAGTTCGGATCGGAAAGCGCAAGCTCGTCGTTAAAATAGATATCGCCGATGCCCTGCACCTCGTGACCGGCAAGCGCGATCACCATGTGCAGATATTCGTTTTTCGTTCCTGTCGTCGAGATGTACACGAGCACGCCCGAGACCTTGGTTTCGCCGTAGACGATCTGCCGCGCCGCGATCGGCGAGCGCACCATCTGCGTGCGGTCGGCCAGCGAAGCGTCGGAGAAGCCCGGCATCTTCGGAGCGAGCAGCTTGTTCGCTCCCATCGACGCCGCAGTTAGCGTGACGAATTGCAGGATCGCCGCGGTTGCCGCGACGTAAGAACCATAGACGGTCGTCGCAGTCGCAACGGCACCAGCCGGGACGCCTGCAAAGAAGGCGACGACTTGGATTGCAGCTTGCGTGAAGAGTGCTTGAGGCATGGCGTTAAACCTTCCAAGCCGCGCAAGCGCGGGTCATGTCTGGAAATTCAAGGCCGGTCGCGCCGACAACGGCTCCGACTGATCCGAGGCAAACGCCCAGAGCAACGCCTCCCGGAACCTCAAAACCGACAACGTCGCCGCGTTGGACAAGCTCGACCGGCTTGCGCTCAAGCCCAGCACGAAGCGCGGCCAAATCAAAGACGCCGCCTTGATTGCGAAGGACTCGAGCCGCGGAAAGTGCGCTCGCGTAGGTTCCGCGCAAGCCCTCGGCAAAGTCCACACCGCAAGCGCGCCGAATCCAATCGGCCGCGAACAAGCAGCAGTCGTTCGATCCCCATGCAAACGGCGCGTGCCTGCGTTCCTCGATGAACGCGACAAGCAGCGTCGGCCAGTTGTCGTGCCTTCTCATTCGTAGTTCTGCGGCCCGGTCTTGTCGCCGCTGTCCCAGTTCGTCGCCTGCGTCGCGTTCGGGTTGCCCCAGTAAATCGGTTTTTCCTGTATGTCGTTGACGAACTCGAGACCGAGATCTGGCGCGGTGATCGAGCCATTCGTCGGGAAAAGCGTCTGCTGATCTTCGTGCGTGTACCGCGTCTCACGCGGCCGCTTGAAGTCCATCAGCTTCGACTCCGCGGTCATCGTGATCTCGGCTGACTGACCATCGTCGGTCACCTGCATCACGTCCATGCGACCGGAGAAGACTGTCACGGGCGAAGCGATCAGCGTGCCGGCCGTAGGTGAGAGCGCGCCGAACATGATCGAGCACTCGCGGCCTTGGTAATTCTCGGTCAGCGCGATCGCGACGTTTGCGGTTGGAACTCCCGATAGCCGCATCGTCAGACCGCGTGCCGCAAGATCGGTCGTCTCCTGCACCGGAGAGATCGTTCCGAGCGTGCCGAGTCCGAGATAAGTCGTCGAGTTGTAGACGAGGTTTCCGTAGCCCGTCCAGAGATGTACCGGCGTCGAGAAGCTCAACGACGCGAGCAGGATCGGAGCCAACTGCGCGGTCGTGACCTCGGTCACCATGCCGGCCGAAAGGCCGCGGCCTGCGGTCGTGATACTCATTGCGCGACGTCCTCGACGATGGAGAAAGAAATGCCGTAGATATTCGCGAGGTCGATTGACCAATCAGTCTTCGGCTCGGCGAGACGGAAGACGCCTTTCGCGTTCGTATAGGTAATCGCGTTGCCGGAATAGCTGGACCGCAGCACCGGGAACAGATCGACGCTGGTCGCGCTATTGACCTGCACGACCTTGTACAACGACGTCGAGATTTGCAGCCAGTCGCCGACCGCAAACGATCCGCTGCCTCCGCTATTCGCGAACGTGAGCGTGCTCGTGTTCGCCGTCGCGCTTGAGACGGTCAGCGTCCCGCTGATATTCCCACGCGGCGAGGTGTTCGCGTAGTCTTGAAAATAGAACGTGCCGCGGTGCGCCGCCAGCAGGAATCCGATCACCGCCTCGGCGTCAGCCCGCACCATCGGAGGACATTCGACCGAGCCGAACCAGCCTTGGCCCGGCCAGTTGTACTGTTGCGTCTGGAGCGTGAACGGCGAGACGTTGCGCGACGTAACCGACAAGCCCGAGAGCGAGAGCTTCGAGATGCGGAACGGCGACGGCGGCGTGAGCGGATAAGTAATTGCCATGATCGTCAGGCGAAGGCTGCGCGGTACGCGCCGCCGCGGCGCACCATGTCTGGAATCTCGGCCTTGAGGCGGCGACGTTCGGACTCGAGGATCGGAGCAAGCTCGGAGCGGGAGACTCCTGCGGCGATATGGTAGTTAATCGTGACGCCTCCACCGGTCGCACCGGAGGATTGCAGTCGGTTGTTTGGAACGATTGAGCCGGAGCCAGACGGAACAAAAAGCTCGGGACCGCGCTCGCCGACCAGATAAGGAGTGCCGCCGGCAACCGGACCTCCCATTGCCTTTCCGGTAAATAGATCGGCAAAGAAATTGCCGAGACCGCCGGCAAGCGGTTTCGTGACTTGCTCGCGGAAAATCATTCGCAAAAGATCTTGAGCAAGAGCGCGAATTACCTCGCGGAGCTTATTTCCTGAAACGATTGCATCCTCGAACGACTGCGCGATTGCGTTGCCGAACTCCATCCCGAAGGCGCGGCGCTCGCGTTCGATTGCAGCGATCTCGCGGTAAATGACGGTGAGCTTTTTTGCTGAATCGGTCTGACGGCCTAATGCGTCAACAGTAACCTTGCCCTTGTCTTGCGCTAAAGTCTGCTCCTCGAGTGCAGCTTGGCGTTTCAGCAAAAGCAGATCGCGTTCGAGATCTATTGAATGACCAGTCGCAACATCTAGTTCGGATCTCGCCTTGTTGAGATCACTCGTGACGTTGAGGAATTGTTGATTGATTTCCTTTTCCTCCTTGCTGATTCCCTTGAGAACTTGCTCGCGCTGAAGTAGAATTTGTAGCGCCTCCTTCTGAAGTCTAAATCCCTCGGCTGGATCTTTCTCGAACGCTTTTACCGCCGCCAAAAATCCAGAGGTAGCTTGACGAAGTAGCGCATCCGCAAGTTCGCGCTCGGTCATATTGACTTTGGCGAACTCAAACTGAAGTCTCACCATCTCGTCGTTCATCCCGGCGATCTCTTTCTTCGCCTTCTCAAACTTGAACTCGCGGATGATTTCGGCTGCTGGACGTAGCTTTGACGGATCGAAAACAGATGCGATCCGAATCCCGACTTTGGAGAGAATCAACGGGATCTGCATCAGCAGGTTCAAGATCCCATCAATCGCACGCTCCATCTGGATTGCGCTCGCGATTTGCTGATCGTCGAACCCCATGTCTTCTCCGGCCGTCGCGACCTTGTCGAGCCGCTGCTTCATCATGTTCAGCGCGCCGAGCACCGCCTCGCCGCCGAACGCCAGCTTCGTGATCTTCGCGATTCCCTTCGTCTGGTTCTCCAGTCTTTGCAGCGAGTTCTGCACGCTGGCAAACGCAGCCCGCGTCTGGTCAACCGCCCGGAGGGTGAATGTTGCGCTAGCCATGTTTCTTGGAGGTTCGGTTCTGGTATTCGATGTACGCTAGCCAGCCAACTAGTTCCTGCTCCGGCATGGCGAGAACCTCGTGAGCAAATTTGCCGAGACGATCCGCGAGCGCATAGACGGCGAGGAAGTCGGCGGCTTCCCCGCCGTGAATCAGTTTTTTAGTTCGTCAGCCTTTGGCGCATCGTCGGCCAAAATGGCATTTGCGACACGCCCGATGACATTTGAGTCGGCCTTGTTGAGCAGCGTCGCCTTGTGCTCTATCGTGAACAGCTTCTCGCCCTTCTCGTTTTGCGCTTTCATCACGAGCAGATCCACGAGGAGATCCATGTCGTTCTCCCGGCTCTTTTTGTAGAGCCGAGACTTTTCGGCGAGGGTGACGGGCGTCGCGTAAATGGTGAGCTTCCACTCGGGAACCTCAATCTTGCGCGTGCCTAGTGAGGCGAAGTGTTCTCGGACAAGGTCGATTGCATCCATGCGTCACCTCAAACCGTCAAAGTGGACAAGGTGCCGTTGCCTTCGATTGAGATCGACCCTTCGACCATGCCGTCGAACGCGGCCGAGATGTCGAACTTCGTCACGATGCCCGCGCCGGAGTAATAGGTCGAGGTGCTGGCGATGCCTTCCGGGTAGAGGTTGACCGTGACCGCGGAGCCGATGGTCAGCGCGATCTGACCGGCGTCGGTCTCGTCCCAGTAGAGGTCGCCGTTGACGCTCCACGTTTTCATAGTGGCGCGGCGGGTGCGGTAGATATCGCCGATTACGGAATCCTCGACGACGTCGGAGGAGTGAGCGAGAGCGTAGTTGCGGAGTTCGCCGATGGTGGTCGAGGAGACCTTGACGACGCCCTCGCGGCCGAGATGGTTTGCCATGTTAGTCGGTGGTTAAATAGATGCAGTTGAAGTTGTGACGGGCGACGCCCCAACGAAGATTCTCGTCGGGTTCGATCACATAATCGACGCTCGTCAAATGGGTATCGCGGCAAACGCCGCCGAGTGTAACATCTGACAAAACCGCCGCCTCGACGGCGGCCGATCCCGTGTCGAAGAGGTCGTCGATCAAAGTCGTTGAGGTCTGCGCGGTAAAGTATTCCACGACGACTTGCAGCACGCGGTATTGATCGCGATTCGCCGGCGCGAGCGTGCGAACCTCAATGTCCTCGTGGACGGCATACACCGCGCAGGACGGGAACGATACCGAAGCGAGCGTGTTGTTGCGGCCCTTGAGAATGTTCGCCGTAACGACGACGCCTTGCGTCGTGAGTGCGGTCGCGATGGCGTTGCGGATATCAGTTCTTGTGCTCATGCTGGCATATTCTCCTGCACGCGGCCGGCTCCATCCACCTTGGCGAAGCCGAGATTCACGGCGCGATTGGCGAGGATTGCGTCAACCTTCTTGAGCGTGATCTTCTCGCGGAATTTGAGACCGGAATCAACGTATCGACTCGCGTTCGGAATCTTGATGTTCGTCGCCGTTCCGGTGACGTAAGGATTCGAACCAAAGTTGACGCTGGCGATTCCAGCCTGCTGCGAGTGACGACGGACCCACGCTGGCAAACGAATCCCGCACGCGAGCGCCGCGGCAGCGAAACCGGCCTTTGAAAATCCGACTGAAGATTGCACCCAGCGCAGATACCGATCAGCACTATCATCGGAAATCCACATTTGATCCTGCACTTTCCACCGCCCAATCGTGCTTTGAGAAACGAAAGGCACGCGCCCATATTTATTTCTGAACTTCAAGTGAAACGTATTCATCTCTGGAACCGATGCACTTGGCTGCCAAAATTTGAAATAGATTCGGATTGTCTTTGATCGCTCCCAGCCAAGCCGGACCGCCGCGGTCTCTGTTCGCGCACGCTTTGGCGGCTGGAGCGTCGAACCTCCGATACGCTGAAAAAGACCGATTGACGCATACCGCGCACCGCTGCGACGACGCCCTCCGAAAAGGTCGGACTTGATCGCGTTCTCGCCTTGTTGCTTCGCCTTGAGCGAAAGACCGGAGCCTCGCGGCTTCGTCGTACCCGGAGAAGGTGTCGGCGGCAGAATCATCATAATCGACTTCGCCACGTTGCCGCCCTCCTGCTTGATGACCTTTCCAAGCTCAACGCGAGCCGCACTCGCTAGCCGCTGCAAGGCGTAGTCGAGCTTGCTGCTGTTAAGCGTAACCGCGATCATATCACCTTGGTGACGTCCATCTCGCAGCCCGTTCCTTCGGCGTCGAACCGCACTTGCTCAACGAAGTATGTCATGCCCGCCCGCACGCAGGTCTGCGTTTGCGCCGGAGTTCCAGTCACCTGCGAGGTCGTGAAGAATACCGTGAAGCGAACGTCGTCCCGGCGCTGGTCCTCGAAGTCGGCGAACATATTTCGCGACGCCGCCCAGACTCCCGTCACGGTCGCGCCAAGGTAGGAGAACGTGATGCCGGCTTGCTCGAGGATGCCGGCGTAATCGTAAGCCAGCTGCGCCGGGTCAAAATCTCTGACAGTTGCCATACTTAAACGTCGATTGTCACAACTCGAGAAGCCGGAGTGAAGTGGTCATCCTGCGCGCAGCCGGAGGGAACGTGCCAGAACCAATCCCGAACGGCTCCGGCAATCACGCACGGCGCGGAGTTGATCGCGAAGACCTCGGCCGCATCGCGCAGAAGGCGCGGGAGATCGCCCTGCGACCGAGCGCGCAGGATATCAGACGGATCGACACCCGCCTCGATCAACCGCGTTGCCTGCGCTGCGTCGGCCAGAATGACGATTCGCCGGGATGCCAGACGCCGGCACTCCTTGAGCAAATCCGAGAACCGGAAATGCCGCATCTGCGAGTACCCGAACGGCGCGAAGATGCAGACGTCCGAGGTCAGGCCGTAGTCCTCGAGCCGGCCGTTTTCCTCGATCAGATCGAAGACCGGCTTCCGATAGATTCCGGCGAACTCGGGGTAAATGCCGAAGACGTAGTCGTCCCACGTTTTGCCGCTGCGCCGGAAGTCGTCGTACCGATTCGGCCAGATCTCGAGTTCGTAGATCCGATCGTAGTTCTGGTACTCGCGTTGCGCCGGCAGGCTCGGCTTGACGTAGGATACCGCGCCGAAGATACCGTGGTACTGCGGCAGGCACTCGATCAATACCTCGTGACCTTGTCCCGCAAGGTGCTGCGCAATCGGCAAGATCCGCACGATGTCTCCGAGCCGCTGCGAGTATGCGAGGCAGATTTTCACCGCTGGAAAATCATCGTCAGAATGTTCGGGTGCTTACCGTCACCATTGCGGACAGCGTCTTCCGGGTTGCCGAGATAGACCGGCTTGTAGTTGTGCTCCGCAAATGTAGCGCAAAGCGCGTCAGGCGTGAAGTGCCATAGGTGTTCGCCGGGTCTCCGGTGCTTCCAATTCGCGAACCATTCTTCGCCGAGATGCGGATGAAACCAAGGAACCGAAACCATGACCGTCTCGGCCTGCCACTCGCTTGAGATTGGCAGCTTGTCGAAGTGCTCGAGCGAATCGAAGAACGTCACGAGCGACCATTTGCGCTTGTTCCAATCCGCGCAGACCTCAACGAAAGGCGGCGGCGCGTAGGGCGAAACATCGAAGCCGGCGATGCGCGCTTCCGGTCGGTAGCGGTGGAGCATCTCGAGGAACGCGCCGGTTCCGAAGCCGACATCGCAGACGCTCTCGACATCGCCGCAGACTTGAAGCGCAAGCTCGACGCGGATCTTCGAGAGAAGTTGCTGCGGGTATTTCTCGTACCTTGCAACGTAGGCGTGGTCGTAATTCGCCCGGATGGTCCGGTCGATTGAGTAGCACGCGCCCGTCCGTTTGTCCGTTTCGTAGCCGTTGAAGGTCATGGGTTGCGCTCCTTGAACAGCGCCTCGCCGCGCTTGTACCGCTCGGTCGTGTTGTTGTGCGCGTAGGTCTCGTCCATCTTTCCCTTGCCGAACGCCGGGTGCCGGTGCTCGAAGCGCAGCCGCTCGCGTGCGTCGATGACGATTCCGTCCTTGTGCGCTCGATGCGTGAACTCGTTGTCCGAGAAGACCGACTCGTAGCCGTCGAAGAAAAGGTGTCCCTGCTTCTCGTAGCGCGCCCGCGATAGAATCGCCATGCATAGTAGGTCGTCCTTCCGACTTCCGTCGCTCGGCGCGATGACGAATTGATCGGTGCGCGGATCTCGTCCCGCCGCGGCTTGCAGCAGATGCTCGTCCCATCCCATGCACGGCACCCAGTCGTCGGACAGCTGAACGAGGATGTCGCCTTGCGCCTTCGCCGCGGAGAGGTTCCAAGCGGTCACGCAAGACTTCGCCGGCGAGATCACGGAAACGAATTGCTTCGCCATCTCGACCGAGACGAGGTCGTCGGAGTCCACGGCGAAGATATGCTCAATGCGCGTCGGATCGCTCGCGGCGTTCAGCCAAGCATCCCGCGTTGCAACTGCCATTGAGGATCGGCCTCGCGTCGCGTGCAGGAGCGAGATCTTCGGCGTCAGTCCGGCGTGGAATTGCGCCTGCAAGACCGCGGCCATCGCCTTGTTCCCTTCGGCACGGTAAGCGCGGGCTGCGATATCGTAGCCGGCCCAGCCGTACCATTTCGCCTCGTGCGTCCACGGACGCTTTTCCGGCAACGGCTCGCGCAGTTCCATCATCCGCGCCGCCCACCAGACGGCCATCGCGTATTCCTTCCGCTCAAAGGCATGGAGCACGAGACCGACCAGCGCCTCGCGGCACCACGGGAAAACGCCGTGCGCTTCGAGCAGGAGCGACTTCGCCTCGCGGCTTGAGTTAGTCAGCCGGGCGCAGTTGATGAGTGCTTCGTAGCGGAAAGCCGGTTGCAGGTTCGGGAACTGTAATGCGAGCTTTCCGAACTCAAGCGCCGGCTCTCGGCTTTGGTTGCAGTAATGTTCTTGGTGAATGTAAAAGTACTGCGTCGCGCACTCGCGTACCGAGTTTGCAAGGATGCGCAGATTTCGCCGGCGATTCTCGCGCTTGACCTCCTTTGGAGCGTGGACCCATACCACGCCGTCGAGATCGAGATGCTTGTCGCCGTCGAGCAGAAGAAGGTTCTCGTGAACGTCGTGATGCCAGACGCGGCCGGCGTGGAAGGCGTCGCGCCGGATGGCTCGCTCGCGGAACAAGCACTTGCCCGATCCCTTCACGTCGTAGGTGAAGCGCGCCAGCTTTACCGCCTCCGGCAGACCTTCGAGGATTCCGCGCAGATTCTCGGCACCGCGAACGACATCGTCGCAGTCGGCCCAGAATAGCCACTCGCCGGACGCCTGCCGGAACGCCGCATTGCGGGCGCGTGCGAACGAATCAACGTGGTCCCAGTCCTTCGCGGTCGGATCGTTGAGATGCTCGGGGAAAACGAAGTCCTTGCCATTCTGCCGGCACCATTGCTCGGCTTTGATGACGGTGTCGTCCGGCTCACGCTTTCCGATAGCGCGAACGAGCGAGAACTCGTCGAACGCCGGCGCGAACGCCGCGAGCATGGATTCGATATGCTGCGACTCGTTGCCGCAGATGACGCAAAGCGATAGGCGCATGGCGCTGCGCTAACTGTAAAAACAAAACCCGCGCCCCAATCAAGGAGCGCGGGTCAGGTTTCTAGGTTCTACCTCGTCAGGTGTTAGCTGTACTGCGTAGCGATCAGCTGGCCGGCATTGCTGTTCACAACCTTCTCGGCGGTGTACTGCGAAGCGCGAACGATGTTCGACTTCACGCTCTCGTCGCGATAGGTGAACACGCCCACGGCGGGACCGTACTCGGACCAGTTCAGCGTAAAGCCAGCGCCACCACCGAAGAAGCCGGTGGAAGCCTCGGTCACGGAACCGACCCAGATGTAGGTGTTCGACCAGACCTGCGAACTAGAGAAGGCGACACCTTCCGGCGCGCTGTCGTAGCTCGAACGGCCGATCAGCACCTCGGACACGCCGAACACTTCGGCAGCGGCCTGCGTGCTGGCGTTGAGGATCGTGTCGCTCGAGAGACCAGCGCCGCGCAGGCGGTTCTGGAACTTCGTGCTGGCACGGATGCGGGTCCAGACCGGCGCGCTCATTACAACGCGGAGGTTGCTGGTCGCCTCGCCCTTCGCGAGCAGGCGGTCAATCGCCTCCTGCACGTCAGCGCCGACGTCGAACGTCGCCAGATTGGCGGTCGTGTACGCGGTGCCGGAGTTGGTCGAGGTGAAGGTGCTGGAGTCGAAGATCTT